GATCGTATTGGTCAGCAAATCTGCAAACAGGTATCGGTATGAGGTTGTCATGCCGTTACTCTACTGTGTCGGTGTCTGACTCCGTTGTTGGTTCAGGTGCAATGAACTTTGTTCCGTCGTAAGTCCAGCCAATACCAGCAGGATTTTCGTCTGTGTATTCTACGCAAAGTTTTTCTGTAACTATTTCTGCAACTTTTTTAGAGTCGGCAATAATAATATTTTCAACAATGCCGTTGTCAATAACTGCGTAAGTAGCCATTTTGTTACCTTTCTTTTAGTTTAGTACCAAATCCAAATAAGACCAGCACCACCTGCACCACTAATTGCAGAACTAGCATTGTTAGCGCCACCGCCAGCGCCACCACCACCGCCATTTGTACCAGCCGTTCCAGCCGCACCGCCAGCACCGCCAGCACCGCCTGTAATAACGCAACCTGTATCCACGGTATAAGTAGAACCGCTTGAACCAGTACCGCTTTGTGCGCCACCAGAACCACCGCCACCGCCAGCACCGCCAGCACCGCCACCACCGCCTGTTGTACCAACTCCTGCAGTTCCATTTGAACCATTTGCTTGTATTCCAGCGCCACCACCGCCACCACCGCCAGCCTGTCCTACACCAGCGCTAGCACCACCAGTACCGCCATTTATATCGCCAACACGAGAAAAGGTGTTAAATGTTGGTGGAGTACTAGAGCCACCGCCAGAAGCACCTTGTCGTCCACCACCGCCACCGCCTGCACCGCCACCGCCTAATAAAAATACATTGGGGCTAAAATATCTATTAGTGACTGCAGTCTGACCAGCAACATTATTGCCAGAAGCACCACCGCCACCGCCAACAGCAAGACAAATGTTGGTTATCGATGTTGTTCCGCCACCATTACCAGTTGCGCCTGTAACTGCCACTCCACCTGCTCCGATAGTGCAAGTATAAGTTCCAGGATTAAGATTTTCAATTTTAAGTAAAGTTCCAGCACCGCCACCACCGCTACCTGTGTTGTAAACTCCGTTGTTAGGGTCAGAACCACCCGACCCGCCACCGCCAAGAACATAAAGATAATTTGTTTTAGCGGTTGCAGGAATTGTAAAAGTTCCAGTAGAAGTTATTGTTTGTTGAAGCGCTAAAACAGGTGTTCCGCCAGCGGCAGGTACTTGTGATGAACCCATGATTTACCCCTTATACGATTTCTACGCCTGAAATGTGGAATGAAACTGTTACTGCGCTTGCGCCACCTGTGATTGTCTGAGTTGCTGTCAATGCTTGCTTCAAGTCAATGTAAATAGTTGCGTTTGCCGCAATTGCTGTCGTTGTTTGCAATGCAGTATTTGAACCAGCAGTACCCATGCCAAGAGTGAACGTTGCAGCAGTAGCAGCAGTGTTAGTAATAGCAATGTTGCTTACGATAGTAGTGGTTGAGGCTGGCACTGTGTAAAGCACAGTTGTAGTGGTGAGCGTTGCTGCACCTCTAAATAACGGTTTCGGTGTTGCTGCCATTTACCATGCTCCCATCAAGTCAATAAAAATGTTATCTGTAATAGATCCTACGCTATTTGTGCCTGTTTGCGTCAAATTTGCTGCCGTGCCTAGTGTAACTGTACCAGTTAGGGTAGGGCTAATAGCCAAAACATTTGCGCCTGTTCCCGTAGTTGAGGTTGTACCGTCAAAATCAGCGTCCCATGAAGCAGCAGTGGTTCCTGAGGTTAAAATACAAGTGCATAAAAATGTATTTCCTGACGGGATTGTTACAACGGTGTTCAGTCCCGATGATTGGACTGTGACCGCGCCTGTGCTGTTGTTGTGAATTGTAAACGCTTCACCTAAAACCAATGTGGAAGTGACTGGTAGCACGACTGTTTGCGTCAATGTGCCTGTGAAGAATTGTGTGTGTGCGCTTGCAGCGGTAAGCGTTGTTGTTCCACCAGCGGTTGCCGTTGTTGCGTAACCTACTGGAATAGTAGCATCTACTGAAACAACAGGAATTGGTCCAGTTCCAGAGGCAACAAGGATACCTGTGCCGCCTTGAACCTCAGTTAGATCTCCAACAGGCAAATTGGTTGTGACGTTTACGCGTGTGTCAGTAATGTTGGCGTTGGTGATTGAGGTTGCGCCTGCTGCAACTGCAATAGTTGCCAAAGATAAAGACATCAATGGCGTGGCTGGCGCCACTGGAGATCCAGCAGGCGTACCTGCGATAACTTGAAAAGTGACGTTGTTTGAAGCGCCTGTGTAGAAAGCGTCATTGACTGTAACAACAACGCGATCAATTCTAGGGTTTGAAGGGTTTGCGGTAGTGACGGTAAGTTGAGTCGCAGCATCGTTGTAGAATTGATACGCGCCCATGTTGGTTGTGAAGTTTCCAACCAATGCGCCCCAACCTGCTGCAACTTGAACCGCCATGGCAGGTACAGCAGCCTGAGTTACTGCAAGAGACGATGAACCAACAATTCCTGATGTGGCGTAAATTGCTTGCGTGGATAAACGGTCATTTTCGGCTGGGTGAGATCCGTTTTGTAACCAACTCGGTGGATTGCGTAATGCCATGTCTGTCTCCTAAATAAATGCGTTGTACCAAGTTACAGTAGCCGTAGTGACCCCTGCGGTGGTTGTAGATCCTGTCAAATAATACTGCGAAGTTCCTGGTGGTGCATCAAACCAAGTGCCTGTTGATAGCAAATTGCGAGCAGATACGCCGTTGAGCGTGATGAGTCGGTTTTGCAGATCAATGACAAGGGTATCGGTGTTTGTGATTGTTCCCGATAGGTTCAGGTATTCACCCGTGGTTACGTTACCCAAAGTCGGATTTGTAATTGGTCCAGTGATCGTGATTGTTGGGTAAGTCGTAGCCCAGCCACTATTGACTATGTTGGTAAGGCTTGTGTATGAACCAAACCCGTAAACAAGGTTGTATGTGCGGTCATACGTGCGCCCTGGAGCAGCAGACACGGACAATGAGGCAGTTTGCAGGGTTGAGTTATAGTAATTTGGGTCAGGGCAAAAAAACTCAACCTGAGACGTAATCATACCGTAGGTGTAATTCGGATCTACTGAGGTACGCAAAACGCGAACACGCGCATTGACAAACTGTTCCCCTGACGGTGGCAAAATGAAATACAAAGGTGTGGTGCCTGAGGTCTGAGGCAGCAACTTGGCTTGAATTGTGTTGAAATTGGCTTGTGCTGAGGTTGCACCTGAGCCAAAAGTCTGAAAGGTAATCGAGATTGTGCGACCACCCAGAAAGTCGCGCCCTGAGAACATACCGTCAGCGTAGCCACGGTTGTCATCTTGGTTGCGGATCCCAGGCAGTCCCTCTAAGCCGTCTACAGACAAGATTTGGTATGGAGATCCAGCACCGCCAAAAGACAAACCAGCAAAAGAGAATTGATAATCATTTGTTACAACAGGCATTAGATGTCCACCCGCGCCCCTCTTTGGCTAAGGGGCAGTGTTGCTGTCCCGAATTTGATTGCACTCATAGTCTGCGCTGAGATTTCGCTTGCGCTAGCAGTTGGGTATGAGATGTTTTGAGTTAGATTGAAACCTGATGCTGCGTTGATACCTGCAATGGTGTTTGTGTTTACATAACCGCCATTGTTATTTGGCATTGTTGGCATAACAGGGGTGTAAACAGGCGCATTTTTTATTGCATTGACAGCAGCCTGCTTTGCTCCCAACTCTGTAAGAGTCTTTGCCAATTCAGTCAACTTTTCTTTGAGATCATCAATGCGCTCTTGGGTGTCCTTGGCGATTTGGTCTAACGCTTCATTGTAGGTTTTCTGCACGTCAGCCAAAGACTCAGCAAGAGTCTTTTGAGCCTCAGCAACTGACTCTTTGTAATTCTTGTCTGCTTCAGCAAGTGCCTCTTTGAGATCCTTTGCAGCCTCAGCCAGTTTGTCATCACGCTCAGCCTGAGCCTCAATCATTGCCTTGCTGTAATCTGAATTTGCCTCAGCCAGCGCTTTGGTCAAATCGCTATTTACTTCAGCCAATGAAGTTTTAAGATCAATAGCAACCTGAGCGTATGCAGTGCGCAATTCGTCGGTTGCTAGATTAGCCCCTGTGTTCATTGACTTTGCCAAAACGTCTAAGCCTGTATTTGAAACCTTTTCCATTTCGACAAATGAAGCGTTGAGCGCGCTGATTGTTTCTGGTGAGGCATTGAGAATTGCATCAGCCAATTCATTGCCCACCGCTGGACCAGCAGCAACAACTTGTTCAATAAAAGTCTGAGTGAACCCGTTAGCCTGAAGAAATGCCGCTTTCTCTGCAAGGTTTTTGGCGTCTGCAATTCTTTGTTGCAATGAACCAAGTATCTGAGCGCCAGTTGCCTTGCCACCAAATTCTTCCATGCCAAACGCATCAGCCAAACTGAACCCTGTTTTGGAAGCAAACGCATTGCGCAAACGGTCTACTGACTTTTGAATAATGTCTTGCTGCTTGTCAGCAGCCTTCTTGATGAGGTCAGTAGATTTGTCGGCAGCCTTCTCGCGCAAATCTTTAATTTTCTCTTGAAGTTTGGTTTCAAGATCCAATGAGCGTTTGGCGTACTCTTTATTTGCAGCATCAATTTGCTCTTTGTTGCGCTTGTACGCAGCAGCAGTGGCTTCAAGTAGTGTCTTGTCAGCCTTGGCTATTGACTCGTTGTACTGCTTGTGAGCCTTAGCGGTGTCCTCATCGCGTCGTTTGGTTGCTTCAGCAACCTTCTCTTGTGAGTCTGCAATGACCTTGTTCATGTCTTTGTAGACCTTGGCAACAGCAGTCAGTGTTTTCTTAATCTCGTCAGCCTTCTTTTTGGCTTCAGCAGCACCACCGCCACCGCCACCAGCACCCCCGCCAGCGCCCCCGCCAGATCCTAAGCCTGAGCCGTAGGTAAACGCGCCTTCACCGTATCCTGCGTTGGCTTTCTTCAGGTCTGCCAAATTCTTTGCCGTTGTCTTAATTGACTCTGACGCTTTGTTTGCGCCGTCGGCAATTCCCTTTGCCCAGCCCATGCCTGGGATCTTTGCGAGCGCACCGACAAATTTACCAATGCTTTGAACCAACAAGGCAAACCCGTTCAAAATTACTTGAACGCCCTTAATTACAACACCTCTGAACGTCTCAGATTTTTTCCACGCTACGACAAAGCCTGCTGCAAGCAAGCCAAGTGCAGTCACAATCAACCCAATAGGGTTGGCGCGCATTGCATTGTTGAGCAGCATGATTGCTAATTTGAGATTGAATGCAGCAATTTGAGCAAGGGTGAACCCTTTTGCCTTTGCTGCCATAATTGCTACGTACGCTTTGCTTACCAGTGTTGTTGCAAGAATTGCTGCTCTGTACGCGTAAAACGCCACTGTCGCAGTAGCGACAAGTATTGCAAGCATTTTTATTGCGTCTGCGTTGTCTTTGAAAAGTTTTGTTATTGTGGTGATGACTGGCACAAGCACTTTCAACACGCCAAGAATTGCCTTGAACGCTGGCATAAGGATCTCACCAACAGCCACCTTGGCGTTTTCAAACTCTGCTGCCAAAGATTTCATTGTGTTTGCAGTGCCGTCAGCGGTTCGCGCATAATCGCCTTGTGCCAACGTAGTCTGTTCCATAACCAACGCATAAGTAACTTGCGCCTTGATTGCTGGATCCATGACGCCCTTAATCTCACCAAAGCCCATCGCCATTGCTTTGTTCTTCAAAGTCACTTCATTGAGCGCCACACCAAATCGTTTCAATGGTTCAGTCTCGCCTGACAAACCTGAGCGCAATGCGTTTAACGCGTCGTCAATAGATGTGTTGTTAAATGAGGCAAGGTCTGCTGCTAGTTGCACCAGGCTTGTGGACATTTCTGTTGCGGCTGGTCGTCCCACACCTAACGCTTGAAATAGATTTCCGTATGTACCTGCTGCTTCTAACGCCTTCTGAGATCCGATACCTAACGCGCTGGCAGACTTCTCGCCAAACTTCAGTATGCCGTCTGCGCTCTCACCAAAAACAACTTTGACCTTTGACACAGACTCAGCCATGCTTGAAGCAGCCATGATTGTGTCTTTACCAAATTGAACAATCTGAGTTGCAGCAAAAGCCACTCCCAAAGTGCTTGCCATTTTCTTTGCAGTGCCAAGCATGTTTTGCATACCAGTATTGGCGGTAGCAACACTGCCGTTCATGTTTTTAATGCCTGCTTCAGCCTGAGCCAAGCCAGCCTTCAGTTGAGATACGTCTGCTGCAATTTGAACCAGAATTGGTGGGATCGCGTTGCTCATGCTATCCCTTCACTGCTTTAATAAATGCTGCTGTAAAGATCCTATTCAAAGATCCATTGCGGATCAGTTCAATAGCAGCAGGCGCTAGGTAAGGGTATTTTACGCCACTTTTCCAACGCGGTGAGCCTAATTCAACAGCCCTAGCATACTCCGTGCTTGCCCCGACAACAGCAATGTAGTTGCCAAAACCGTATTTCACGTCAGTCCTAATAGATCTACGCAACGCGCCTGTAACTACGTTTGGTCCAGGTCCACTTCCAGCAATACGCGGTGTCCCTTTTTTGTGAGTTCCCGTGTTGGCATTTTTTTGTGCTTCACGTTGGATCGCAAAACCCGCAGTGGCAATTGCAGTTTGCGCAGCACGTTCAAGCATGTCCTCTTGAACTTCTAAGCCAGCAAGCACTTCAGCAAGATTGCGTACGACTACTGCACCCATTACTCACTTGCCCTTTCTGCTTTTGCGCTTTCCACTGTTGCTGCTATTGAGATAAGCCAATCTGCTGTGCCAGCAGGTAACTCATCTACTTGGTCAGGCGTCCAACCAAACCGATCTGCAAACTGGAAGTAATACCATTGGTCATCAGGGTATTCAAAGTCCTCATGTCTTTGTCCACCCTTGATTACCCATTTTAAGCGTTCAAGTTGTCGGTATGGGCTTTTGGGTCTGCCTCAGTCTCATCTGTCTTACCCAACTTTGGGAACAGTGACTTTTGCGCTTCCTTTGTTTCCTCAACCAGAAAGTCATAATCTTCCATTGTGAGTTCGCCTAGCATTTCAATCTTGACTGACGGGATAAGCAGGTCAAATGA